AGTGGGTCTTTTTCAACTTCCCTGCTTCAACAAAGATCTTGCACAGCTTCGTTGGGATAATTGCGCCGCCATCGAACCCGCCATTATTTTGTCCCAAACCAGCATTAACTAAGGCCAGTAAAAGAAACTCATCCATGTTTCTGGTTATTTGGTAATCAGCTTCTGAGAAATAAGCCAGTTCCTTAATATCGAATGCGGGAACTCTTTCAAGAGCGACCAGCAAACGACGCAGGACGTCAAAGTCAATCTCTTCTCTGGAAAACGCTTTGAGGAACTCTGCCGCCATTTCTGGCTTGTCTTCGCTTTCCATCCTGTCGATAATTTCTATTAACCTTGCGCCTGCTTTTCCCGCGTATTTATCATCTTCATTCAATCGCTCGGTCATATTAATCCGCTCAGCGTCGGTTAAATCAGCGAATTGAGTGAGAAAGCGCACAATCTTGTCAGTAAATAAATGATCTCTTACAGAACCAGCTGCCTTGTATAGACCGACAGCAGTGTTAACAAAAGGAATTGATTCAAGCGTATTTGATTCAATGAGGCTATCTATCCCCAGTTCTGCATATTCTTTGGTCAAATCAACTAAGGAATCTGATTTTAAAGCGCTCACTAATGCAGAACCGCGTTTGGTATCTTTATCCATGCTCCCTCTTTTATACATTAATATCATGATTTCATTCAGAACATGGGCGTAGAGCCAAACGCAGGCAGCATATTACGCGACAGCTCTGCGACGCTTCTCGATAAGCGATGAAGCAATGGCTTCTATTTCCCGAAAATCTTTTGATGCACTGCTACGCAACGCAAGGTTCCACTTACTCAATACACGAGCGTTATTCACCAGTTCGTTGCCTTCTTTCAATCGACCGTTCTGTAACAGCCATTCAGCAACATCAGCCCAATCCCAGAGTGGTGACTGGCCTTTAATTCGCTGAATTGGGCAAGGGAAATCGCCGCTGCCGCGTTTGCCATCTTTCAGCATCGCAATCGCCTGGCGTGACATTTCGGTGATATCAGCGATATCACTCAGTCCGACCAGAGCAGAATCAACTGACTCTACAATGGCGCCGATACCAGCAGATTCGATATTGTCGACCGCTGATGCAATGGCTGCATCCAGTGATTCTGCTTCGCGGTCAAACTCAACATAGACGGAGTTTCCGTATGCACAGATCAGCGCATCGTCACAGCCGCTTTCGTACAGCGCATCTTCCAGTCCTTCGGTCTCATAGGTTACGCCAGAGAGTGTCAGAGTGAAGTTATAAAGCGCCATAAAACCTCTTCGTTTAGTATTCAGAGTATTCAAGTATTCTCACTTCGTCGGAGAAGGACGGTATTCACCGCCCCTCTCCGGGCAAAATCAAGTGCAACGATCTACGACGCGCCTGATTTGCTTGGCATGGCTCTCGGCGCTTCTTGGCGTCGACCATACGCTAATGTGGTGATCTCGGTGTTCACCTTCTGGATTTCCACAGCGCAATTTGCAAAAACAGTGTGCAGAATTGCCTGGTGCCACCCAAACCCAGCCTCGGCTCAAGGCATATTCAATGGCTGCTTGAATATGCTTATTGGGATGTATCTTCATTCCCCTCCGATTATTAAGCATTCTAGTAACAGTGTTGACAACTGTCAACGGCGAGTATGCTTCGACCGTCCGTGTCCTCCACCCCATGTCGCACGCTGTCTACGGCCAGCTTTTAACGACGCATAGGTTATCAGAACCACTTAGCCTTTCACCGACTTACCTGCCCCATAGCCTTCACTTCTTTGTGTCATAAATTACTACGCCTGCTTTCACCATGATAAAATTGATACAAACAAATAAGCAGGTAATTAACACTATGAGCACCGATATCTACGAAAAAATCATGTCCGATCTGGAGTTCGACCGCGACAATCTGGAGGAAGTCTGGCGTCAACAACCGCGTCTTCTGATGGAGTACGGCTCAAAGCTTGCCAGAGCAGAAAGAGAGGCCGCTGACGCAAAGCTCTCGCTCGATGCAATAGAAGCAAAAATCTACGATAACGAGCGTAAAAACCTGAGTATGAACGGCATTAAATATAATGAGTCCGTTCTTCAGGCGAAGGTCAGAACCAGCCCTCAGTACCTTGCCAGACGTCAGAAACTCGACGAAGCCCGGTACATTGCAGACCTGTACAAACACGCAGTTGCCGCCTTCTCTCACCGCCGAGACATGATTGTCCAGGCGTCAAAAATGGCTATCGTGGAGATTGAACGTCTGGGCGCCGAGCGATTCCATTCTCCCCGTTAATTTCCGATAGATTATAAGTAAGCACTGATCTATTATTCTTCTCGCTCGCAAGAGCCACGAACAAACGAACGCCCAAAGCGCACAGCGCCAATGGCCACAATCACAACAAGGAGAAATACATGTCTAAGTCATTACTTGATCTGCTTAACAAGACCCGTGGCGATATTGCTTCTAAACGTGGCAATAACGTTGATTTGACCCGTCTGAAAGACGGTAACAATTACCTGCGCATTTTCCCGAACAAGGACGACCCGAATGGTGTGTTCTTCCAGACGTTCGGTATGCACTACGTTAAGCATCAGAATGAGGAAGGCAAAGAAGTTACCACTGCTTATATCTGCGAACAGCATACCCACGGCCACGCGTGCCAGTTATGCGAGATGGTTATGGAAGGTCGTGCTCGCTTTAAAGGTAACAAAGCAATGGAAGAGCGCATTGGTCAAATGCGTGCCACCCCGCGTTATCTGGTCAATGGTGTGTTGTCTGCACGCGAAGACTTTGCCGATGCAGAGAAATGCCAGCTGATTGAGCTGCCGTCCACTGTATTCGACGATATCTGCAAAGTTATGTCAGAAGATATTGCGGACGATATCGGCAACCCACTGAGCAAGGAAGAAGGTTACGCGTTCCTGATTAAGCGCACCGGCTCTGGTCGTGACACCAAATACGACGTATCCCCGAAACGTAAAGTCTACAAAGGCGATATCCCGGAGAAACTGTGGTCTACCCAGCACGATCTGATCGCTTACGCGAACCAGGCTGACGAAACTCGTCTGCTGTCCACTGCCCGCACTATGGGTCGACTGATTGGCATTGCAGCACCGGCTGCCACCATGTCCGCCCCGGCCATTTCTTCTGCTACGAAATCTGCTGCGGCTGAACTGCCAGGCTTTGGCTCAATCACTGGTCATACGGAAGGTGCAGCGGCTGTCGCTACAGCGCACACCCCAGCGCCTGAATCCTCCAGTCTGGTTGACGAAGAAATCCTGCGTGCCGCAGAAGCCGAGTTCAAGCCAGAAACCACTCCAGAACCAGCTAAAGCACCAGAAGCGGCAACGGCTGCAACTGAAAGCACAGCTACGGCTGCTGCGCCAGCTGATGAAGGCCTCGATGACCTGCTGGCAGAACTGGACGCTCTGTAATCCCATAACGTGACCAGTAAGGCGTCTACGGACGCCTTACTTTTTGGAAGGAGTGTTCCGGTGAATTATCTCTTCGTGGACGGTAACAGCCTGGGCTATTACCACCAGCAATCCGACAAACTGCATAACGGCGAAATGGAAGTCCAGGCTGTCTTTGGCTTTGTGAAGAACGTTCGTCGCTATGCCTCAATTCTCCATGCTCGTCCGATGATTCTTTGGGATGGGTACAGCGACCGACGTCGCGCTTATTACCCGGACTACAAAGCGAATCGCGATGACGATCCGGAAATGAAGAAGATGAAAGAGGGGTTTGCTATCCAGAAGCCCTACATCCTCAAAATGATGACCGCGCTTGGCGTTAACCAGATGGTTGCCAAAGATGCAGAAGCAGACGATCTGGCCGGGATGTTGGTTTCTCGTCTCGCCCCGCAGCCGAGCGTCGAGCATATCTATCTACTGACCGGCGATGGTGACTGGCTACAACTGGTGCGTGAGAACGTGAGCTGGGTGAGCCTGCGCGAAGACGCCAGACACAAGCAGGTTAACTTCGAACAGTTCGCAGAGCTTATCGGTCTTCCTACTCCACGTGCTTTTCTGGAAGCGAAGGCATTACAGGGTGATAACTCCGACAACATCAAAGGCGTAGGTGGCATTGGTGATGGCGGCGCGAAAGAGCTGCTGCATGAATGGGGAAGTGTTTCAGCGATGGTACGCGGCATTAACGACGGCTCTATCGTCATCAACAAAGGCCGCTACAAAACGGCATTCAACAAGCTGGCTAAGAACGCCTTCAACGAGAAGACGGGCTGCAGGATGCTGGAAGCCTTTGTGCGCAATATGACACTGATGAATCTGATAGAAACCAGGTTTCCACCAAGTGAAATCCAGTCGATTAAAGGCAATCGAGATCTGAAAGCCTTCGAACAGATGTGCTACGAGCTTAACTTCCGTTCGTTTCTGGAAGATCTGGACGTGTTTGTTCTCCCCGTTGAGAGGTACTGCTGATGTTGAAATCCATCATTAATGGCGGGACAACCACACCAACGATGCTGGCTAAAGAGATTGTATTTTGCCACGGCGAGCACGCTGTGGTGGCGCTGCCGAATATTCTGGGCGCTGCTGGCATTTTTGCCACTGAGCGAGAGTTCGCGCTGCTCAGCGAACAGGTGGTGAAGATCATCGCTCGTGTAGCCAGACACCTCAACCACGACGCAATCAAGTTTGACGAAGCCGCTGCTTCGAAGCGAATCAACGAATCAAAAGGAGCCTGATTATGGCAAAAGGTAAATCCGCTCTCGCGCTGGCATTGAAAAAGAAAATCGGCAGCAACGACGAGATCCAGAAAGTCTCTCACTGGATTGATTCTGGCTTCCCTCCGCTGAACAAAGCCATTTCTGGGCGCTACGACGGGGGATTCCCATGTGGCCGTATCGTTGAGGTATTCGGACCTCCAAGTGCAGGGAAAACATTTCTGGCAACGGCTGCGATGGTTTCCGCACAGAAGCAGGACGGGCTGGCCGTGTTCCTCGACCACGAAAACAGTTTCGATGTTGCTCTGGCTGTCGCTAACGGTCTGAACGCAGACGAAGACGACGGTCAGTGGGTCTACAAACAGCCTGACACCTTCGAAGATTCCGTTGAGCTGATCGGCACAATCCTCAAACTGGTACGCGACGAAGAGCTTATCCCGGAAACAGCGCCTATCTGCATCGTGGCCGACTCTCTGGCGTCGATGGTGCCGAACTCAAAGGCTGAGAAGTTCGACAAGATGGCAGAAGGCACTGCGAAAGACAAAGATCAGCTGAACATGAACGACAACACGGCGCTGGCGCGAGCAACGAGTGCCAACTTCCCTACTCTTGCGCTCTGGGCGCGTAAGTACAACGCGTGCATCATTTTTCTTAATCAGGTGCGTACCAAAATCGGCGTGATGTTTGGCGATCCGACGACTTCTCCGGGTGGTGATTCTCCGAAGTTCTACGCATCAGTACGCATTCGTCTGGGGGCATCCGTCATGAAAGATGGTAAAGAGAAAATTGGGCAGGATGTGGGCGCCGAGTGCATTAAAAACAAAGTCGCGCCTCCGTTTGGCAAATGCTCATGGAAATTCTACTTCGACCCGACACGCGGGCTGGACGTCATCGAATCTCTGGTTGAATACATGCTGGAGGAAGGATACCTGCCCAAGAACGCCAGCGGGCGCGTGGAAATTGGTGATAAGAAATACACCAAATCACAGATCGTCGAGATGTACCGCGACAAGCCGCTCCCGGAAATCATCGCTGCGCTACAGGCCATCGATGAGCGACGAGCAAAAGAATCGACACCACTCGAAACCGAAGAAGCTTAATCACAAAGGCGTCCACTGGACGCCTTTTTTAGCACTTGAAAATATATAAGTACTTACTTATCATTTCGCCACCATAACGACAAAAGGAAACACATGATCAAAGGTTATCTCATGGCGGTAGCGGCCCTGGTATCCGTCTTTTTCGTTTACGGTCTACTGGTTCCGTCGCTGATATCCGCTAAAAGCGATCTGGCCTTTCTCATTGGGCTTGTCGTCGCATTCGGCTTCCCGGTTATCTACTTTATCGCTGGCCGCAGGTATTTCAACTCACTCAAAAAATCTAAGGAGAAGTAAGTAATGAAGAAAGGTTTACTGGCGGTAGCTCTGGCTGCTATTTGCACAATGGGTCTGACCGGCTGCGATCGCGTGGAACCGGGATACGTTGGCATCAAAGTAAACAAATTGGGTGAAGACAAAGGTATCGGTGAAGTTGTCGGCGTTGGCCGCCAGTGGACTGGTCTGAATACCGAGCTGTACACCTTCCCAACTTTCAAACAAATGAAAACCTACGATGAGCCGTTTACGTTCCAGATGAGCGACGGTACAGCCATCGGTCACAAGATTGGTGTGGCGTATCTGGTTAACCGCAGCAAGGTCACGACCGTGTTCCAGACATATCGCAAAGGCGTTGACGACATTACCGAGACCGACCTGCGCCAGAAGATTGCAGACTCCCTGAACCGTCTGGCAAGTCGCATGACAACTGACTCTTTTATCGACGGTGGTAAAGCTGCTCTTCTGGACAACGCACTTAAAGATATTCAGGCAGAAATGTCACCGGTCGGCATCGAAGTAATCAGTCTGTCATGGGTGGGCAAACCCGACTACCCGACCACTGTCATCGAATCCATCAATGCCAAAGTTACCGCAAACCAGAGAACGCTCCAGCGCCAGCAAGAAGTTGAACAGCGTAAGGCGGAAGCGAACATGCTGCGTGAGCAAGCCGAGGGTGAAGCAGATGCGATCCGCAAACGTGCTCAAGCAGAAGCAGACGCTATCAAACTGCGCGGGGACGCACTACGCCAGAACCCGAACGTTATGGAACTGGAAGCCATCAACAAATGGAATGGTCAGCTTCCTCAGTACATGACTCAAGGGGCAAACACGCCATTTGTCGCATTGAAGTAACAGCCCCTGTTCAAACATACGGCGTCCACTTGGACGCCTTTTTTATCTGGTTAATATCACCACCAAGAAAACAAAATGTTTACTGATATGGAATTGATATCTGTAGAGGCAAAAGAAGTGACAACGCCACGCAGTTATCGTGTGGCAATCGTTGATGCCTGGTGGCTGATGAAAGACGGAAATGTCTTCAAAACGAAGTACCCAGGCAACTACCTGTTCAACCCCGACAAACATGTTGTAGAGAAGGTATTCGCAAGGCAGTTAAAGGACGGTTACAGCGTCCGGAAACTCCCCCTCGCGTTTATTGAATACAGAGGCTGAGATGAACGAGAAACTCCCTAAGAACTACTCCGAAATGACGGACTTTGAGATCAACTGTCTGGTCGCAGAAGCGACAGGCCACCAGCCACTTAATTCCAGTTATGGATGGAAAGGGATGCAGGACGATGGCTGCACCGCTGTGATTGCCAAAGGTCCTGACGGGTTTGGTTCTTTTGACTGGTGCAATGATCCGATAGATGCCTGGGACATCATTTACCGGTATCGCATTGGGGTCATCCCCGCCAGACAGCCAGGCGAGTGGAGAGCGGCCCACAGAAAAGTGGACGGCTCCACGCCACAGCATCTGATCCAGAACCCGAACCCTTTCAGAGCGGCAATGATCGTATTCCTTTTGATGCAGGAGAAGAAGCATGAAAAAACTCTATGACGCGGCCAACGCTGCACTGGATGTTGTCGATAAGGAAATCGCTCAGGGTTATCCGGAACCCGAGTGGGCGAAGCAGCTGCGCGACGCCATTGCTGAAATGAACGCCCCGGAACCGTCAGAGGATGAAGCCGACTGGCAGCGTTTCATCCGGATGTATGCAGAAGAGATTGGCCCGACGCCAACCGCTGAACAGGCAATGCTGCTCAAGTACTTCAAGGAGGCTGGAGAGGATCTGCCGGTCGATGATACACCGCACTGGTTTCACGCAGCCTGGCGGAAGTTCGACGTCATCTACACCCGCGGGCTGGGGAGCAAAGACATGATCGTCTGGCATCTCATGCACATCGATAAAGCCGTCGACCGCACGCTGGAAAAGTTCTTTCCACTGCCCTGAATAAGCTTATTGTGCGCCTTAATGTGCACAATATAATAATTAAGTACTTACCAATAAGGATAAGCAGATGAAGACTTTGGTTCGCATTACAGCCAGCACCGACTATGACGTATTCCCCCTGTTTATGGTGAAGTGCAATGGCCTGAATGAAGAAGAGATTCAGGCTGCAATTATGCGCATACTCCCAGAATACACAGGGCAGGATGCAGACTCCGTATTCGTTGATAAAGACGGTGTTTGCTGGAATAACGGTAATTGCTGGTACGTTGATGACACACGCCAGCTCAGCGACGAAGACGCTGCGCATCTTGAGCGGATTTTAGGCATCAGCACCTTTGAGTGATATTTACACATAAATACTTATAAGTTAGCATTTACCTACTATGAAGACTGTAATAGATACCTTATTACTCATTGTCTCGATAGCTTTTGTACTCGACTGCCTGTTTACAGGGACGATCCGGAAAGCTCTGGCACCCGTCAATGGCGCGATGGTCAACACACTGGCCGTCGTACTGGTAAGCAACTCAGCGTTCGAGGTGTTCAAAGGGGTCGTGGCATGAAGAAGATCGCACTGGCACTACTACTCCTGCCCCAATCTATTCTCGCTGATATACACGTTTATCAGTGTGAGATGTCTGTGGCCGAAACCAGTGAGGATAACCTCATCAGCCTCACCAGAGCGTCCTATGGCGCGATGGTCGTGGATAGCGGTGATCAGTTCTATGTGTTGCGTGACGATCGCATACTGTCTTCCCCCACCCTCACCCGGCGCAACGGAAAACTAACCGGCACTGGCGGGGACAATTTCGTTTTCAATAAATTCGGTGACATCTACGGCGTTCATGCAGAGAACGAGAGTTACCTTTTCGATGACTGCGAGGAGATTGGTTAATGGCTGTAACATTGGCAGGTCTTGAAATCGAAAAAACGAGCGGCTACTGGCGTGCGAAAGGTTTCAGACAACCCGGCTACTCAGAACGACTGGAACGTGAGGACGGTTACATCGTCCACCAGCGACATGAATGGCGCATGTACGATCCGGAAACAAACAAGCTCACCACGAAGGCCCAGACACTCTGGGGATTGTTGAAGAAGATCGTCTGATTCGATATCCACTGCGGTGAGTAAACAGCACCGCAGTGACGTTCCAACCACTATGGCGAGCAGAACACTTCCGGAATGACTCAATCCATAGTGGCTATCCACTATGGAGAGTAGCCCCTGCTTTCACACGCATTTCATTAACCACTGTAGTGAGTGGAGAGTAATTGTTTCCCGCGGTCATCCACTGTAGGGAGTGACAGGACGTGCCTTGCCATCGAGCAACCACTATAGAGAGTAAACATTCCCTCTCTATAGTGGTTATCTACTCTCCACAGTGGTTGCCTGGGTGTTTCTTCAGATAACCACTCACCATAGTGGACAGGCTATCACTAACAACCACTATAGTGAGCAATAAATGGCGCACACCCAGTGACCACTAACCTCGCAGTCCCCTGAACATCATGGTTAGTAATCACTAACACGAGAAAAATAATAAGCTTCCTACTGACTACAGTGGATAGCAGGTTTGGTTTTCACTCTCCATAGTGGTTGCCCAAACCCCAGAAACACAAAAGGCTCACTACAGTGGATAGTGAGCCTTTTACTCTCTACAGTGGTTACATCACTTTTTCGATTTGGCCTTGCGCAGCTCTTCGAGGATCGCCAGTTCTTCCTTGCTCAACATTACCATTTCCCCCTGCTCATCCTGCTGTCCTTCCACTACGTCATCTGGGATATCATCATCCGACTCATCGACACCTGCGTTGGTCGGTATCTGGGCCGGGCGTAATTTCGGATGTCTATAGTGGATAATAAAATACACAGAGCTTCCGCGCTTCACTTCGGTGAAATCGAGATAACCAATCTCTTTGAGCTGATCCATTGCCTTCCTGACTGTCGCATTCTGGGTAATGGTACGGCTGGTGAGATTAAGTCTGGCACGCAAACGTGCGAGTGATATCGGTGCCGGATCAGGTGGCAAACTCTCGATGAACGTGTAGAGCGCCTGGGCCGACTCTTTTCTTGAGAGTTCGTTGATGGCTCGCAGTTGTAGCAGTACCTTCTTGTCGAACTGGTAGAGTTCGAAAATCTTCGGGTCAGCCTTCAGCTCTACCGTGTCGTTCTTGGTACTGTACTTTGCCGTCTGTACCAGGTGCGTTACGTAAAACTCTTCTGAACCTTTGCTACGAAAAGAAATGGTGTTCGTGGCGATACGGCTGAGTGAGCTGTCCAGTCGCTTACGCAGCTTTGCGGAAGACCTGGCGGTAGGAATACCGCACAGTCGGACGAACTCAACGAATGGCAACGTGACAGTGTCGCCTACGACCTTGTGCTTGGCGAAGGCATGGATAATCCCTACCCACGTCTTAAAATCATTATCCATGTCCAGCCTGAGACCTGAGATGCGGATATCCTCATAGCCTTCAGCTTTGGCCAGCGACAGTTGCTTCAGTTCTTCGGTGGCGTCCATCGACACCATTTGTCCCTTTCTGCCCCTCGCAGTGGATTTCAATGTTGGAACGAATAGTCCTAAACGCATCAGAGCGACAGGCTGGACAGTGTTGTTGGTGTTAGGAACTAACGTAACAACTTCCCCGGTCTTTTTATCGGTTTCGGAGAAAGCCTCAATTATCGCTATGTTTTCATTGTCGTTTTCTCTCATTCCAGTTGTCTCTTCTGCGCGACGGCGGATCATCACCTTAGCTGGTCATAGTGGATAGTAGCACTCATCATAGTGGTTGATATACTGCCTACAGCGGTTTTTCTGCTCCCCATAGTGGTTGCCTCACTCTCTACAGTGGATAACGATCATCTCTAAAGGCTTATGCAGCAAGGCTTTGCGGGGTGCGGGGATCTCTTTTTGATCTTGAAGGTTCTCTTTGGGATCTGAATTACTGGATCGGGGCTGTTGATAAATAACAGGGACTTGCACACAGAGCGTTCTGGGTAAGTTTGGGGATAGTTGGTGGGCTGTTTTCGGCCTTCTTTTGTGTATGCGCCAATATCGTCATAGACATCAGATGGTTGTGAAAAATTCAGGTAGAACAGTTATCCAAAGACCAGAGCAGTCTCTACTCTCTATAG